TTAATTAACCCGGAGAATCTTCTCAAATAGACAGGATTCTTTTTTTTTGACCTCAACCCGAAAGGATTTTTATGGAAAACGGTATTGAATCAGCGATGTTGAATAGCTTAACTTTGTTCCAGAAGGCTATTGATGAACACGATAATCTGGAAATTATATGTTACGAAACCACGGATGAAGGAAAGGATATGCTTGTTATCGAGAATAACAGAGTATTGCCGAATGTCGAAGGGCATCAAACAACCGTGGATGTCGTAGAGCTATTCGGAAAAATCACCGATGAAGATGAAGCATTTAACTTCGTCCGGGTGGTTAATAACGATAGAGACAAGATTGTACTTCATGGCGTAACCAGAATTGTTGGTTATTACAGTCGTACACACAATTGGAATAAATCCAAAATTGGTGAGTTGAGAGACCGCCAGAATGGATATTACGCTTCTACAGGAATGCAAGAAGTGAAGAAATACAAAAAGGAAGCCCTTGTTGCAGTTGACAATTTAGGGTAAATATCTTAATTTATTTTGTAGTGAAACGACCAATCTTTTACATCAAGGAGCGACACGTTGAACTTTTTTATGAATAAGTTTTCCCCCTTTCTGTTCATAATGTGGTTCTCCTGTGTTTGCTGCCTTGGTTGTGTTGGCGAGATGCCATGGCAGAAGACGGCTATGATATCTTACCAGACCGCCGGGCCTGTATTGTTTGAGGCCCAAGTATCGCTTAAGCGTTTTTGTGATAGTGGTACATTGGACGACGAACAGTGTGCGGAAGCCAAGGAAGCATATAACACAGCAGTATCAATTTATAAGCTAATGGGTAATCAGTTAATCATAGCCATGGACAACGGCGATGATAGTATCTACCAGACATTGTTGGTTGAGTTATCGACAGCAGTACAGATACTCACAGCATTTGTTATTGAAGGAGAAGCCGAGTGAACGGAAAAGAACTTGTACCATTAATCACCCAGTTGTTATCATTAGGCCTTAAGCTGGCAAATATAATTGAATTAAGCAGAGACATCAGTGTAGAGGATAAAGCGGCCATGAAGGCGGCTATAACAGAAGCTAAGGATAACGTGACGTACTGGGGTAAAGTTGAGGAAGACGATAATGATATTCTGGAAAAAGACTAGGGACTTGGTCATAGAGACCTGTACCATAGTCAAAGGCATTGAAGCAAAAGTCGATAAGATAGAAGACGACTTCAAGGCCCATGTTGACGATGGCATTGAAAGATACGGTGCAATTTCCGAACTCATTAGAGAGTGTTCTGAGTCATGCCCGGAGTCTGACGAGTTCAAAAAACATTCCGAAGAACAACGAGAGTATTTATCCCGAATTGAAAAGGCTAATAACGCTTTCTATAAAAAACACAATACTATTGAGCAGACCCTTGAGGCCATGAAGACGGCCAAGAAGACAAAGAAAGCGATGTTTACGGAGGCTGGTAAAATCATAATAATTGTATGTGTGGTGCTTGGGGCCTACTTCGCATACTGCCGTTATCAGGACTCAAAGAAGCCGGACAATACAAAGATTGAAATAATGTTAGAAAAAATATTAAATAAATAAAAATAATTATTGACAAGTCGTTATATATAAGGTACATATATAAAATAAATTAATTTGTCCCGACATGATTGGGGCAAGATGCAATATTAAGGATAGCCGTGCAGGGCTGCACCCCTCGCATACGCTATCCTTTTTTATTGCCTAAATTATGAATGAAAGAAAAGGCAGGCTGAAACAAAAAACTAGAACAAGCACAGGCAAATGGCTGAAATATTTTAAATGGAAAAGCAAGAAGACTGTATGACAGATACTATAGAAATAATCGAACAAGACGTTTTAGATGCTCAGGACATGCACGAAGCCAAAAAGAGTGCAGTTCGTAGAAAGCTGAAAGACGACTATTTATATTACGCCCCACGCTGCCACAAAATTACTAATAAAGCAGGCGGCTTGGTGCCACTTAAGCTCAACGAATCCCAAATATACGTTCACGCCCTGTTAAAAAAAGAACTGGAGCGTAAAGGGTACGTAAGGGCTATTATGCTTAAATGCAGACAGTGGGGCGGTTCTACATTGGTGGAATCATGGTTCTACCATAAGGTAAGTTATTCACGGGGTAAGAGATGTGTTATTATGACAGAGGCAGATATGAGTCGAGACAATCTATTTAATATGGTGAAAACATTTCACGAAAACGTACCAGAGCAGGTACGGCCTATGACCAAGCAGAGCAATGAGAAAGCACTGATATTTGACTCTCCGAGGGGTAGCCGTATAAATGGCCTCAAGAGTAGATACGATGTCAAAACGTGTGACTCTAAAGGTGGCTTGGGTATTACAACACATTTCATACATTTATCTGAATATGCCTTCTTTCGAGATAATACCCTAAATACCGTAGCTGGCTTGATTGAGTCGGTTCCTTCTGAGCACCCGGCAATTCTTGGAACTCAAATAATAATGGAATCAACGGCGAATGGTGTCGGGGGCATTTTCTACAACACATGGAAAGAGTCTGAAAAACAAGAACTAGAGGGTAAAGACCCTGAATATCTCAGGATTTTTATCCCTTGGTTCTTTCACAAGGAATACCATAGGGAAATAACACAGGAACAAGAAAACAAGATAAGGGAGAGTATCACTGAGGAAGAAGAATGGTTACTTAAACAGGAGCTACCAAGCGGCAAGATGGTATCGTACCGTCAGTTGGCGTGGCGCAGATGGAAAATCGACACGCTTGTTCCACCCGTTGGATATTCCAAAGAGGAATTTTTCCGACAGTGGTATCCAGCTACCGCCCAAGAAGCGTTCATATATTCTGGAAAACAGGTATTCCAAATCCCAGACATCAAACGTGCTGAGGAGGAAGTCTATAGCCCGCAATATGTTGGAGACTTTAACCTTCATACGGGACGTTTTCAGTTGGAGGCCAAAGGCTTGGTCAAAGTATGGGAAAAACCTAAGCCCGGTGTTAAATATGTTATCGGGGCGGATGTCGCTGAAGGACTGGCTAAGGGTGACTTTAGCTGTGCGGACGTCTTTAAGTTGCCTTATGGGCAGCAAGTAGCACAAGTCCACGGCAAGATTGACCCGGATACTTTCGGTGATTTAATCTGTCATTTGGGTAAATTGTACAATAAGGCGTTGGCTGGAGTTGAAGCAAACAACCATGGTTTAACCACTCTGACTACAATGAAGCGTAATAACTACTCTAATATTTACCAACGTGAAAAGATAGATTCTAACTCTGATGGCAAAAAAGTAAAAGCCGCCGGATGGCTCACTACAAAGAAATCTAAGTATAAGATAATAGACCAGTTACGCAGTGCCTTGAGAGACGATGAATCAGGAATAGTTTGCAAGGAAACTCTTACGGAATGTGCAAATTATACCATACATGAAGGTGATGACGGAAGCTGTACATATGGCGCAAAGCTGGGATGCTTTGATGACCGTGTGATGTCAGCAGCCATAGGACTTGAAATGATATATACTATGCCCAAGGTTAGGAATGCACGAACCGATGAAGCTAAAAGAAGGAGGAAGTTAATTGCCGGAAATTAAAGATAAGGACAAAGTTAAAGCTCCTGTTGAAATTAAAGACGAGTCGGAAATTTATGCTTTAGGTTCTAGGTTGCACAAGCAGTTTTGCATGTGGCGTGATAAAAAATGGAAAATAGAAGACCAGTGGCTACGTAATCTCCGGGCCTATAACTCAGTATATGAAGCAGATGTCCGCAGCCAATTTGACCCAAATGGTAGTACTCAGTACATAGGTATTACCAGAATGAAGACAACGGCAGCCTACGCAAGGCTGATAGATATATTTTTCCCAAATACAGGCCATAAGTTTTGGGGCATAAAACCAACACCTTATGCAACTTTAGATAAGAGTATATGGCAGCAAGATGAATTAACCGACGAGAAAGGCGAAAAAGTACCTGATGAAATAGTACTTGACGAGACAACCAAGAGGATGTCCACTAAGATTGACGACCAGCTTACCGAGGCCAATGCCCCTACTCTAATAAGGGCCGCAATTAAGGACGCTTGTACTCTAGGAAGCGGCGTAATCAAGGCAGGCATGGTAAGAGTCGTTACTAGCAAAAACTGGGTACAGGGGCCAACTGAGTGGGAAATGGTAAAGGAAGATGACATTGTCCCGGGCCTAGACCAACCGAGTCCCTTTGATGTCTATTTCGATATAAACGCATCTTCTCCAAATTCTTCTATTGGGGTATACGAAAGACACGTTTTGAACCGAGAGGAAGTAAGGGATTTAAAAGACTTACCCGGTTTCAGAGATGAAATAATTGATGAATTAATAGACCATTACCCGAATGGTAATCATAACAGGCTCCAACATGAAATAGAAAGACAAACATTAGGCAACATTACACATTTTGGGGATTCTGGATATTATGAAGTTTTGGAGTATTGGGGGTATTGTGATGGTAAAGACCTTCGTGATGCCGGGATGGTTGTGTCAGAAGACCAATTAAAAGAAGGCTTTATGTGCAACGTGTGGATATCCGGACATAAGGTTATAAAGATACTTATAGACGATTCAGTATCCGCAGCCAGAAAATATTTTGTATTCCCGTATGAGCAAGTATCTAATCAGCTTTGGGGTGTAGGTGTTCCTGAAATAATGGCAGACTCACAGGACGTCCTTAATGCGGCCTTCCGTAGGCTTTTAGATGATGTAGCCATGACGGGTAATCAGTTGGAAATAAACGTTGACAGGCTTGATGACAGGTCTGTGAACAATGCAAATAAAATTAAGCCGTGGAAGATATGGTACCGAACCGGAGGCGATGAAGCGTACAATGCAATCACCGTTCATAAAGTACCAAGCATAGGCCCGGAACTGATACAGATTATTGAAATGGTAAGGAACTTCATTGATGATGAAACCAACCTTCCTTCTTTAATATCCGGCCAAGCACCAGCTCAAGGTACAGCCGGGGCCGAGACTTCCAGTGGTTTGTCTCAGCTTATGGGAGCTGCGCAAATCGTTATCAAGTCAGTAGTTAAGAACATAGATGACTTTTTGGTAACTCCTATGATAAACACCTACTACCATTTTAATATGGAGTGGGCAAGAGACGAAAGCATAAAAGGTGATATGAAAATAACATCTTTGGGTTCTGAAATTCTTATTGCAAGGGAAGTCCAGAACAAGAACATGACGGACTTTTTAACTATAACGGCAAATGAGTTCGATATGCCACTTGTAAGAAGACCCAATATATTACGTAAGATAGCTAGTAATATGGGCTTCGAAGCAGAAGACGTTATCAAGACCGATAAACAAATTCAGAAAGAATTGGCAACGCCCGACCCAGTTGAGGAGAAATTAAAGGAGCTGGCTATAGAAAAAGCCGAACTTGAGAATTCAGAAATACAAAGCAGGATATCGGTTCTCCAGAGCGAAAGAGATAAAAATATTTCAGAGGCTAAATACAAAGGAGAATTCCTTCGTCAGAGAAGGATTAAATTAGCAGAGGACATCAAACTTGCCCGGAAACAGCAGGAGATTGATGCCAAGGCGGCTAAGGAAGGAGCTACGGGCGATGTAAAAAAAAAAATAAAAGTAAAGGCAAAACCAGTTAAAATTTTAAATGATTAGTAGGGGCAAAAATGGCATTAGGCAAACATTTTGAAGAAGATGAAGCACTGGCAGTATTGAAATTAACCAGTCAGCCAGAGTGGAGTCAGGTAATGGCGTATTTACACAGAAGGTTCTTGTTAGAAGCAAGAGAGTGTATAGCACATAAAGAATTACACATGATTTACCGTTCTCAAGGAGCAGCAACGGTATTTGATGAAATGGGCAAACTAGGCAATAAGGCAAAAAACTTTTTAGAAGGAGCGTAACAGATGCCGGGAGAAATCAAAAAAACCGAGCAGGAACCAATTCAACTCAGCGCAGCAGACCAGCAAGTCATCGCCTTTGCCGCAAAGGAGGAAGCTGAGGCAGATAGAATTTTGGCAGAAGCGTTGGGAAAAACACCAGAAGGTGAAGGCAAGACGCCAGAAGAAGAAGCGGCAGAGCAAGCAGCAACCGTGAAGGCGGAAGCAGATAAAGAAGCAGAAGCAAAAAAGGGAGAAAAAGAGGCGGTAGTTCCTGACGATAATAAAGGTCTTAACCCTAAGACCGACGAGGACTTACTGGCAGAACTGACTGTTGAGAATGCGAAAAAGCGGATAAGTGCAGCCCAGTCAAAGATGCACGAAACCAACAAAGAGTTGAACAATCTAAAGAATACGTCTACCGAGGAAGCAACGAGGCTGGCGAAAGAGAATGCAGATTTAAGACTATTGATTGAACAGGCATCAACTACGCCGGAAGCCGATAAGGCCAAGGCAGAACAGTTGCCGGATGCCACGGTTGAAACCGATGGGGAAATAGAAAAAGGTATCGAGGCTATTAAGGCCGAATATCCTGAGATTGGTGAACCAATGATTCAGTTGTTAAAAAGACAACAAACTCAGAATAAGATACTGACAGACAAACTCAATGGCATAGAAGACAGAGAAATAAAAAGGGAAGCAGTAGCAAAGGAAACGGCGGATAATGCACATCTTACCGCAGTTGCCGACGCTCACCCGGATTATATGGAAATTGCCAATGAGCCACTACTTGACGAATGGATAGGAAGCCTTCCGGTTATGGAAAGAATTGGAGCACAGGCTATTCGTAAGGGTGGAGAAACAAATGATGTAATTGAACTATTAACAACCTTTAAAAAGGAAAATGGCTATACGCTTCCCGACAAGGAGAATGAAAAGACCCCTGCCGATTCGAAGATAGAGAAAGCCAAAAAAATGTCAACTCCGTCGTTTAAGAAAGCGAAGGAAGTTAACATGGTCAATAAGAAGGTAAAATTCACTCAGGAAGAAATTTCTAAGTGGACTGAAAAGGAGTGGGCGGCAAATGAACATTTAGTTGACGCCGCACTTGCTGACCACGCAGTAGTTTAAGCAGTATGTTTTAGAGATTTGAGGCCGTGATTCCTTGCTCAGGCAAGCCACGAATATCCCGATTTGACCTAAAGGTAAATTAATATTTTTTTTCTAACCTGAATCAATGAAGGAGAACAAGCTATGCCAAGAGCAGTCAATGTAGCAGCAGGCTATAACAATCTCCCAAACGGTTATTTCATACCAGAAGTTTGGTCTCGTAAGTTACAGGCTAAATTTTACTCAACTACCGTTTTTGGAGCTATTAGTAATAACGATTGGGAAGGCGAGATTCAAGGCCAAGGTTCCAAGGTTATTATACGTAAGAGACCGACCATCACTATCAGCGACTATGATACTGGCGGGAGTATCAATTATCAGGATTTGACAGATGAAAAGTTGGAACTGTTAATTGACAAAGCAAAGGTTTATGCCTTTAAGGTTGATGATATCGACAGAGCACAGTCTGATATTGACGTAATCAACGAAACAACTTTGGATGCGGCTGAACAGATGAAAATTGCTATAGATGTAAATCTTTTAGCTAACATCTACACAGATGCAACAAGCGCTTTGGCTTCTACAGTCATAACCAAGACTAACGTTTTGGAATGGATTGTTGATGCTGGTACTGAGCTTGACCAGTTGAATATCCCAGTTGAAGGCCGTTGGTTGGTAATACCTCCATGGATTGCCGGGATGATTAAGAAGGGTGATTTGAAGGATGCTTCTCTAGCTGGTGACTTGACTTCTGTTATCCGTAATGGAAGATTGGGCGTCATAGACAGATTCACTATCTATGTGTCTAATAACATAGCACTTACAGGTGTCCCAGCGACAGGTGATTTCCACTGTATTGCTGGTACAAGGGACTTCGTTTGTTTCGCTTCTCAGTTTGTGAAGACTGAAACTTTGAGGTTGCAGGATACTTTCGGTGACGCTATTCGTGGTTTGAATGTATATGGCTACAAAGTAACACACGCTGATTCAGGTGTTTACATGCCAGCTAAGAAAGCGTAAGCCGTATCTTAATAATTTCCTTTACTGGAAAATCAATTTTTGCTTGGTACGTTCTTGGAGTAATCCGAGCGTGCCAAGCATAATCTTAGAAATGGAGGTTTTACAATGGCCAATATAGATGTAACTAAAGGTGGTTCTACTGGTGTATCTGAGGGTTCAATAAGGAAACTGATTGTATTTCAGAATACAATAGACTTCTCTATTGCAGCTAATAACCTAGTTGCCACTGATGTATGTCAAATGCTTAACGTCCCGGCTGGGTTTTGTATGCAGAGCCTTGGCGTGAGACTGGATACCGTACAGGGAGCAGTTGCTACTTGTGTACTCGGTGACGGAGCTACTGCTAATGGTTGGATAGCAACAGCTTTCGACCTTGATGGTACCGCACTTGATACAAAGTTTAGTTTACCCGGAGATGTTTTTCCTGCTTTGGGTGGTAAGTTATATCATACTGCCGATACCATAGACCTTGACCCCGGACATGTTGTCGATGCAGCAAAGATAACTGTTTGGGCCGTTGGTTTCATGGTACAATCAGCAGATTAATCTATGGGGAACAACAGGGGACGGACGACTTTTTGCCCGTCTCCTGCCCCTTTTTACAACCTTTGGAGAAAATAATGGATAAACACAAAGAAGCTATTGAGTCTAATGATGTGGGGAGCCTAGAGGAAGTACTCGGCGAAAACGACCCCTTGTTTCGTGCCGCCAAACGAATAAACCCGGAAGACAATATAAGGAATTTTGCAGACAGTACACGGTGTTCTGATGTCGAAGGCAATGCAATAAAAATCGACCCGGAAACACATGCACCTATACAAAATGTTGTCTGCGCTGAGGAATTAATAAATGCTGACGTCATCGCTGCCAAGCTGAATGACATAGTAAAAGAAAGTGGCAGGAAAAAGGATGTCCCGGTTGAAGTAGAAATCACACATCTTAAGCACTCTGAAAACGGACGGATATTTGAAGCAAACGAACATATGCTAAGAAGGAAAGATTTAATACCTTGCGATAAGTATGGAAATAAGGTATATGATA